ACGGCTTTCTGTGCTGCCTCGTCGAAGCCGCCGCCGTCAGCCTTCGTCGAAGCCGCAATGTCCCGCTGGCCCTGCTCGAGTTCCTTCAGCTTGGCGTTCAGGAGCCCCATCGCCTGGTGCGAGTTGGCAGCCTTCGACACCATGCTTTGCAGGGTTTCGCCGAAGTTCTTGGCCTGGTCTGCGCCCTTCTTGAAACCGGACGCCAGATCCTCACCGAACAGGAGATGGAGCCCGTACCCGGCAGCAAGAGCGAGGGTGAGACCACCAGCCAACAGGCCGAGGCCCAGGGCGGCAGCACCGGCACCTTCACCGAGGAGGCCCATCGATTCGAGTGTCGAACCGACCGCCGCACGCAACGTCACAAACGATGTGACCATCGCGTCGATCGCCGCGCCGATCTTCACTGCGACGAACGCGCCCATCGCATAAACGAGCGGACCACCAATAATCGTCGCGAGCGCGTAAGCGGCAGCCCGGTTCCGTTCAAAGAACCCGACCGTGTCCGAAATCCCCGTCATCAGACTTTCAAGGACCGGAATCAACACGAAGCCGACCTTCTCGGCCAACTCCCCAAACTGCGTCTTCAACACCTCGATACGACCAGCGAACGTCTGCGTATACGCAGCAGCCTGCCCGCCATACATGTCAGTCAGACGCTTGATCGCCTCGCCCTGCGAAATCGTCGCGCCCGTCGCGTCCTTCGTGTTAATACCGATACGGCCGAGCAACGCGACGTGACCCGTCTCAACCTTGACGAGCAGATCCGTCGCAGCCGACAAATCAATATGACGACCGCGAGCAATGTCCTCAGCGAGGCCCATGTCAGTGATGGACCGGTGAACGTCCTTCGTTGCGGGCACCAACTTGCTGAGCCCGGCCGTCACCTCATCGTTAGCGAACCCGAGCTTGATCCCCGCACTTTCGGCCTTACCGATCTGACCGGCATAATCGGCGTACGACTGGCCAACATTGCCGATCGCGGTTTTCAGTCGGGCGGTAGCGACCTCTTGCTCTTGGGCCTGCTTGACCGCGATCGCACCAAACCCGATCGCAGCGGCACCAAGGGCACCCCAAGCGAGGGCACCAACCCTCGCCATGTTCGTCGAAGACGCACCCAGCTCCGCTGTCTTCCGTTGAACATTCGCGACACCACGATCAAAGTCGACAGTGTTCGCCGTAAAAACCGCAACGACTTCGCCGACCGTCGACATGCAAAACCCCAACCTTGCGGGGCCTCAACGACGGGCCTCTGCCTCCAACTGTGCGAACTCTCGTTCGTCCGCACTCAACGAATCATGCGACCACCACAAAAAGAACTCGTCGACCGTCATCCGGCCCCGAAGTTCCCTCACGGTCATGCCAAGCCGTTCAGCTAACTGGAACTCGTAACGGCGGACAGGATCGGCGAGGAAGAGTCTTTTCCCTCATCCACCCGGTCCTGCACGTTCGTCATGCCGGACAGTTCCGACGCGATCGCACCGAGACGTTCCATCGCCTTCGCCGACTTCTTCGCCAACAGCGGAATGTCACCGTTCGTGAACAGGGCGTCGCCCGACTCCGGGTCGAACGCGGTCGCGACAATCAACGCCGGGTACAGGCGCACAAAATCGATTGCGCCGTCCGTCATGTATTCGGTCATCATTTCGCCGCGACGCTCAACCGAAGGTGACCGCAGTTCGACGGTCACACCCCACTCGGGCACTTCGACGGTACGCGACTCGAGGTCGTCGGCGTTCAGGATCGCTTCTCGCAAGGTACTCACAGATACTCCTCAGTTGGTTCTAGAACGTGGTCGAAGTGATGGTGCCGCTGCACTGCAAGTCAATCGACATGGACACCTTGTCGCCGACGGGGCTGCCGATCGTCACGTTCGTGACCACCGACGAACCCGAATACTTGCGGCGCGTGTTCGCAGTCGACTCGGGGCCGTACACCCACGCACCACCCGACGTGCTACCAAGCAACGGAAACAGCTTCTCTTCGTAGGTAGAAGCGAAAATGCCGGACAGCTTGATTGTCGCGTCACGCAGACCCGCGATGTATGCAGCGTCGTTGTTGCCGAAGTGGGTGACGTCGAGCGCCTTCGCGACACGGTTGATCGACGCGTCGGACAGACCAGACGACAAGTTGACGGTGCCACCAGTGGCACTCGTAATCGAGAAGTATGCGCCCTTGCCGGCGCGGAAAGAAGGAGCCACATCTGGCCTTTCTTTTCGGTTACACTGTCAATATGACAGAGAACAAGCGAATGTGTGCATGTGGCTGCGGGGGCATTGTCACCCCAGCAGCCCGTGGAGAAGCCGGTCGAGCCGTTCGATTTCTGCCGAACCATTGGCAGAGGACGGGGGTTGCGGGTCGAAAGCGGATAGCACCTCCGCCCGACTGGCCGATTCCCTCGGGGTTCTGCGAATGCGGTTGCGGTCGCGAGACGAAGATCGAAACCAATAGCCTTCCGGACAAAGGCCGGTACAACGGCTATCCGCGTCGGTTTGTTAAAGGGCACCACGCTCGGAGCTGGTCCCACATCGCGACCACGCCCGACGAGGTCATTGTGACGAGTCGCAGGAAGACGCTGGGCATCCCGGGTCGGGAACGAAAGACCGGCGGCGGCTATGTCCTGCTGTATGCGCCCAACCATCCGAATGCTGGAAGCAAGGGCTCCTTCGCCGAACATCGTCTCGTCATGGAACGCGAACTCGGTCGGTTCCTTGAGCCCCACGAACGCGTCCACCATAGAAACGGCATCCGCGATGACAATCGCCCGGAGAACCTAGAACTCTGGAAGATCCGCAAGAAGGATCCGGCGGGCGTTCGGGCCGACGACTATCACTGTGCCGGGTGTCGCTGCTTCGACCATCAGGTCTTGACGTTGCCGTGACGAGAGAAGGCGATAGCAACTGTCGCCGACTTCCCGGCCCCACCCGTGAACGTCGGAATGATCGCCTTCACATACCGTTTCACGGTGCCGGCAACCGTCGAACGTTGCACCGAGTTCGCCGAAGTCGTACCCGTCGAACTCGAAAACGAGATCAGGTCGGCCCACGCCGACCCGGCCGACGAATGCTGAATCTTGGCGCGGAACGTCGTAATCGTGCTGTCTGCCGTCATGTGGAAATGTGCGACGCCACCCTGGGTGGTGCCGGCAGCGACGCCCGAGTTGACCGACGCGAACGTCGAGCTCGTCGAAGTGCGAGCCGCAGAGTTCAGCAGCCACACCCCCGCGTACTGCCGTCCGGACAGTTGCCCGTCGGCCGACACTTTCACCACGTCAGAAACGGGAGACTGTGCCGTGTAGTTGACGGTCTCCTGCCTCCACAGGCGGGCACGGCGACCGATCGCGTCACCTTCGGGGCCGTAGGTGACATACGGTTGGGTTGATGCCGCCAACGCCGATTGGAACCGGGCGTCGAGCGCACCGGTCGTCGCAGTCGACGCGGTCGACAGGGCAGTCCCGTCGAACATGCCCGAATATTTGACGGTACCGTCACGCACACCAGCGATGTACGCCATGTCATTCTGCTGGAAGGCCGTCACGTCCAACGCCTTCGCGGAACCTGTCACCGACACGTCCTGAAGGATGGCACTCAGGTCCGCGTTGTTGAACAGCAGCCTCGCGCCTTTGCCGCTACGGAACGTCGGGGCCATCGGACACACCCTTGGTGGTGGCCTCGACGGGCTCGATCATCCCAGCGTTCAAAAGATCCTTCGCTGCGGCTTTCGTCAAGTCGGTCAGAATGTCTCCGACTTCGATGCGGCGCAGGTCGGGACCGAAGTTCCCGGCAACAATCACCCGGTACATGCAGTCTCCTAACTGGTGCTCGGGGCGCGCATCGCGTCGACTGTGAAGCCGAACAAGGCGCGTCCCTGATCGTCGTGACCCATGTAATACGGGTCGGTCTGCGGACTGATCCGCTCGTAATAGACGCTGTTCACGTTCGTGTTGACCGGCACGTTCAGGATGCCCCACACGTTCTGCGCGAGACTCCTGGTGCCGGTCGACGCGGCGATACCGGGACCGCCGGCCGCGATGGTCGAACGGACGATCACATCGGCGGACGGTTGCGTGTAGGCGGGGAGGGTGCCACCGAACTTCTGTTGGGGGCCCTGACCGCGCACTTCTACGACGAAAACTGTCCGTCCGGTGGTTTCGATAATAGCGTTTTTGAACAAGGATGTTCCGGCGGTCAGTGCTGTCGAGTTGCTGTCGATGTATGCGACGAGGTCGTCACCGAACGCCACGACGCCCAACCTCCGAACTCATCCGCAACGTTGCACATTTGCAACGGGTACAGAACGGTTCGATCGGGCCAGTGTTCCCGGTCCCGATCTTCAACAGCAGTTTGCCGCAACGATGCCCGGACGGGGCGACCAGTTCGCAACGCACTTCAATGTCGGCGGTCACATGATCCCCTTGAGGCGTGCGATAAGGGCGGCTTCGAGCGCCGGGGCGGCAGCTTCGACCGGCTCAGACAGATAGTGGGCTTGGCCGACGTTGTGGTGGTAGTCGTCGGCTTCATGTTGAATGACCGCATATTTCTGGGCGGCCCCGCCATACCCGAACTTGACTGACCAGCCGCCACCAGTCCGGCCGGGCAGGCTGACATGCCCGGAGCCGCGCAACACACCCGTATCGACGGGCACCAACGACTTCGATGCTTTCATCACCACTTCGGCTTCTTGAAACAAGGCTGCCGGGATGACAGCCTGCGCCTTCACACCAAGTTCGGCGTAGATGCGTTCGAGGTTCGCGATGCCTTCAAATCGGACGGTCATCGGAGACTTGCCCGCTGTGAACCGAAGAACACTTTGGAGTGATGCTGGCCGTCCTGGTCGGGAATGTTCTCGACGGCGTACACGATGGGTACCGACCCGTCAGGCAGAACATATTTCGATTGGATCGACAGGGGGGTTGTGGAGGCGAGCCACGCGATGCCTTCGGATGCTTGGATGCGCCCGTCGGGCAGGTGAACGGTGTGCGGCACATAGACGACACGTGCCCGGTAGGCGACGCCGGTCGTTCCGAACGTGGTGTGCCCGTCGGCGTTACGTGACGCGAGCGGGTAGACGGTCACGGTGGATGGCATGAGGCTCAGGAACTCGGCCTCGAAACTCATGTGCTTGTGCTTGCGGTCGTTGTCCGGTTCGACGGGTTGTCGTGCATGCCGACCCGGGAGAACGGTTCGACCCTGTCCGCATTGTTCGCTACCGACTGCTTGTCACCGATCGAGATGCCACCCGCGTAGGGGACCGCACCGATCGCCAGGTTGCGTTTCAGGTCGGCCATCAACATTTGGTATTGGCCGACGCGTTGCGACGCGAAAATCTCGAGGTCGCCGACTTTCTTGTCGGTGAGTCGCCCGGAACCGATGATTGCGGAACAGCATTGCATTGCTGCCGCGTAGATCGACCCGTTCGCGCCGAGCGACCACAGGATTTCTTCGTCGGAGATGAGCTTGTCAGAAGTGTCGGTGTCGCCGATCAGGAACCTGACTTGATCCAACGAGGACGCTGCCGGATTTCCGCTGTAGGTCCACGTGCCGCCAACGATGGCCATCAGCTACTCGCTAGGTTCGGACGGACGGCGAAAGCGCCGCCGGTCGAGACGGTTACCGTGCCGGTTGATCGCCATTCGTAGGTGTGTCGTCCTGCGGTCGCGGTGATGAACGTGTGTCGCCAGGTGCCGGTCGTCGTGTTGTCTATGACGGTCGACGCGGTGCTGGTGATCGGCCCGTACTTGTATTTCGTGGACGGCGTGTTGATGACGAGCGTCACCGCCGTGTTCGTGTTGACGCCGGCGGTGCTTTTGACGACGACGCCGAGACGGACCGCGTCGCCGATGCTGTAGGCAGTCGTGTTGGTCGCCATCAGGTTGTCCTTGTGGTGGTCATGGTGCCGCTGTCACGGCTGAGGGTTGCGGTGCCGAGCCCGGCGCGGGTGATCGTCGCGGTGGGAGCGAGTTGTGTGAGGGTCATGCGGCCGGGGTCGCCGACGAGGACGACGGCCGCTGTGGACAGGAGGATGCCGCCGCCGTTTTGGAGGAGGAGTTTCCCGCCGTTTTGGAGCAGCAGATACGAAGCCATCGGCTAGTTGGTCCCGTCGAGCTGGTTGAGCAGCAGCCTGATGATCCCGTTGTTTTGACGGGTGAGGGCTTTGACTTGGGCGAGGGTCTGAGCGTTGGTCGGGGACGCGATGGCGAGGAAGGTGCGGTTCGTGTCGAGTGCCGTCGCCGCCTGCGTTTGGATCGTCGTGCGGTTCGTGTTCGCGGTGACGTTCGCGAGCTCTTGGGCGGTCATGGGCCGTTCGGTCCACACGACAGTCGGGACGCCCGCGACGAGTTGGACGGAGCGGTCGAACGTCGTGGTCGCGGTGTCGGCGGGCCGAGCTACGTCGGTCACGGGGTAGTAGCCGCACGCCTGTTGGAAGGTGGGGTCCGCGTTGGCGAGGCCCATCACCCACTCTTGGGTGTCGAGCCTGCGAGCCGAGGCGGGCAGCGCGCCGACCGACTGGATGGCGTTGTTCTGGACGAGCGCGTATGCGGTCATGGGGTGCCCCACTTCGTTTGCAGGTCGGAACGCACATTCCCGCGAGTCGTGCCGTCATGCGCCGCCGTGTAGACGAGGACGTGGCCGATCTTGCCCGTGATGCCATGATCGCCAGCGTCTCGACCGTTGATGATGATGCGATTCAGGCCGTTCGTTCCCACCGTGCCTGTCGTTTCGGACGAGTCGGTGAAGATGACCGAACTCGCATTGTTGAACACGCAACCGACGATGTGTGCCGAACCTGTTGAGGGATGAACCGCGTAACCGAAGTCCGACCCCGCGTCTGCACGCCACCAGCCGTACTGCTGCCCGAGATGCAGACCCCCGACGATGACGCTGTCGCCTATCAGTTCATACGACGACGGCCCGCTATCGGAGCATTCACCCGAGTCGGTTCTCTCCATCACGACGTAGATGGTGAGCGGTTGCGACTGGTCAGCGATGTCGGCCACCAAGTTGGTAGCACTGGACCCACCCACGAACGTGCCGACGTTGAGCCCGTTGATCGTGTCCACACCCGTCTGCGGCTTGTTCGACCCGCTTTGCGTTGCCGACGTGCCGCCGTTCTGATCCGCGATCGCAGAGATGTACCCGCCCGACGACGTGATGCTCCCCGTGATCGAGAAGTCGAACTCAGCGAAGTACCCCGTGTACGCCGAAAAGTTGGGGCCGCTCGCCGCGGCGGCGTGTGCTCCGAGCAGCGCGGTGATCGCAGGAGCAGCCACTACGAGAACGCCTTCGCCACAGACTGGCCGTAATACGTCGTGCCCGCATCGACCGTCGTGAACGTGTAAATCGTCGGTGTGCTGTACGTCGGTGCGGCACCATCGCCCCACTTCACCGCCGCAGGAAACGTCGGAGTGAACGCACCCCGCAAGATCAGGACGAACGTCGTGTTCTTCCCTGACGGGGCAGGATTCGAGAACGTGAACGTGCAGGACTGATCCATCGTGCAGTCATGCACCGCGTACACCGAAGTATCGAGCGTCTCCGTCGCGCCCGTCGTCGCGACCGTGTTCACGTTCGATTCGACCGCACCGATGTTCTCCACCGACGCGCCACCCGCGGTCAGTTGCAGGAACGCTGCGGAACTGATCCCGTCGAGCAGGTCAGCGTCGAGGCCAGACCCCGAGCCGTCCACCGTCTTGATCGCGGTCAGCAACGCCGATGCGTCAGGCATCGCGTGCTTGTGATCCCGCCGCGCAGCGAACGCAGCGGTACCCACGACGGCAGAGTCACCCACCGCCTGCGTCGAGGGGGAGGTCGCGTCGAACGCTGCGATCGTCGCATCCGAACGGATCAGCGTCGTGGCTGCACCCGCCGCCGCCGACGAACCGAGCGCCACCGTGTTCGTAGCGAACGCGGGCATCGCATGCTTGTGGTCACCACGAGCCAACGTGTCCGCAGTACCAACCGCCGCGCTGTCCCCCACCGCCTGCGTCGAAGGTGTCGTGTTCGAGTCGATGATCGTACGGACCTGCGTAGCCGTCAGGTCCGTCACCGCACCCGTACCCGCAGCCGCCGCGCGGCCCTTGATCGTGGCCTGTGCTTCGGTCGCGAGTTGCGCGTTCGTGATCGTGGACGACGGGATCTGACCGGCGAGCGCGGTCGCGTCTGCGAGGGTCAGGAGCGAGCGGCCGTAGGACGTAGTCGCGAGCGCGGCGATCGCGGTGAGGTCGCTGTCGAGCGGCTGGTAGCCCGCCGCCAGGCCGAGATCCGTCGCAAGTTGGGCGATGGTGCGGTTCGTCCACGCCCCCGCCTTACGTTGCAACACATCATCGTTCGTCGGGGTCAGCCCAGCGATGGTCGTCAGGTCCGCATCATGCGCTTCGACATCCGTACCGATCACAGCACCGATCGCGGTACGAGCCGCAGCAGCATCCGCAAGAGCGAGAAACGCTCGACCGAACGACGTCGTAGACAACGCTGCGATCGCGGTCAGGTCCGAGTCGAGCGGCTGATAGGTCGAAGCCAACGACAGGAGCGTCCCGACCGCGGTCGCCAAGCCCGACGCCGTAATGTTCTTGTCGGTACCCGCCGCGTCCATCGTCGCGTCGGACACGTCTACGATGACGAACTGGTCCCCCGACGCGACCGACGCCCCCGCGAGGGCGGTAAGGTCAGTGATCTTCTCGTCGGTCATCGCAACCCCCTAGAGCTGCGGAGCGACGACAACCGTCACCTTGTTCTTGTCCGGGTTCGATCCCGCCGACGTCGAAAAACTGCGGATCGTCGCACGAATATGCGTAATCGGCGCAGTAGAAGTCACCGTCGCCAACGTCCCCGGCGTCTTCGTCGGATTACGAGTCGCCGCACCAATCGTGTACCACAAACCGCCAGACGACGGATCGACCTTCCCCTCAAGATAGATCGACGGCTTCGTCGAACCACCCGACGTGCCAGTCGTCGCCCGAAACATCTGCATTCCGAACACCGTGTACGCGCGACCCAACGAGTAACTGTTCCCGACACCCGTCGTGTTCACAGCGGAGAGCAAAACCAAACCCTGCGCCAAGGAAGTCTGCGGGCGCAAACCCTTCGTGTTCCTTGATTCCGAACTCATGTCGAATCCTTCTCCGTCATCGACGGATCGTCCTTACCCTTACGAACATCGCCCGGCAAGCCCCACACACCCTCGACATACCGTTGCGACTCGAGCGCACCCACAAGCTGATGCTGCTCGTAACGTTTCATTTCCAACTCGGACAACATCTGGCCAACTTCACCGTTGACACCCTCAAGCCGCGTTTCGAGCTCTTCGGTACGGGCCCGCATCTTCACCATGAAATGATTCAGCGACTCGTCGCGGCCGTACTGACCCATCGCTTTCAACAAGTCGGCCCGGTCCGCGATATGAACGGTGAGGCCGGAACCTTCCGCGATACCCAACCAGTATTCGCACGACGGACGCTGCGCCGAATATTCGGTGCCTTGCGCCATGTCGATGCCCCACAGGCCAATCACACCCGTGCCGTCACCGGTCGTCTTCAAGCAGTAGATCGCATAGGCGATCAGATACGAGATGCTGTTCGTGAAATACTGGCTGCCAAACAGGCCGTCGAAATAGGTTTCGATATGCTCGATCGGGAACGGCTGCGCCGTCCCGTACTCGTCGTGCATCGCCGAATCCCACAGATAGACGGGAACGTCGGTCGACTTCAACCATTCGACGTGCGGGCCATCCGACTCGATCGTCTGCTTGCTGTGCAGATCAAACCAGCGGGTCGGCTTCTGCTCCGGCTTCAAAAACAGGTGCAGATTGTTGACCGGCCACAGCTCCCAGCCCGGATCACCCCACGGGGCATCCTCGCGAGACACCGTATAGCCGACGATCGCGATTTGGCGGGCCTGCAACTCGGGCACACCGGGTGCGAGTTCGGGTGCGGGTGTAGCAGAATCGGGCACTCGACGAGTCAAGGTGCTCAGTTCCTTTCGTAGTGTTAGGCAGTCGCGCCAGTAGACGTGTAGAACGGCACGGCAGTCGTGTTGCCGTTACCAACCGACTTGATGGCCCACTGCGCCGAAGTCTTCGACACGAGCGACACCACCATCGGCTGCGTAGAACCGGCACCAGTCGTCGTCGTCACCGAGTTCTTCGTCGAACCGAAGAACACCTGCGAACTCGACGCGGTACGAACCGTCACCGGGACAGTCGACGCGCCAGACAGGAACACGAACACGGTCTTCTCGATGCCCTTACGGCCAGGGGCCGACAGGGGCAACGTCCAACCGGCACCCGTTCCGGTGCTCGTAATGAACGTGACGCCACGGTTCGTGACGGCAGTGGTACCAACCGCGGACGCGCCAGTCAGACTGATCGTCTGAACAGGTACCGCGAAACCGGCGTCCTGTACGGTGCTGCCGGTAGAGGCGACAGCGTCACGCATGAACAGCGACGGTCGCTTGTGCTTCTGGAACCCCATAGGGCTACTCCTTTTTGTGTGCCCTGCCGGCGTGGATCTTCAAGCCGTGGGGCGTGTTCGCGACGA